GTGGTAACCAACAAGGTGGTAACCCTGGAGGAAGTAATTCAGGTAACGCTGGAGGAGCTACAACATTAACTAACGTAGGAACATCTAACGGTGGAAACGCAGGAACTGGTGGTCCAGCTTGGAACTCTAACACATCTCCTGGAAATTCATGAAGTGCACCTGGTTCAAATTTTAGTAGTAACTCATCTACTTGGAAAAAATTATACACAGGACAAGAATTTGGTGCTGGTGGTTCTGGTGGTCCAGCTTTACAAAACCAAGGTGGTGGATCTGGAGGATCTGGAGGATCTGGTGCTGTAATTGTATGGGAAAACAAACCTTAATTTTAAGAAATAGGATATAAAAATGTCAAAAGCAATATTTAATGTAAACGCAGGTCTCTACAGAATATGTACTGATAGTGATTGGGCAGCTTTTCAAAATGAAATAATAATTAGTGATTATCATGTTATAGACATAAGTGATGATGACTTTAATAATATAAAATTGGAAACAAAAATAGCTACGTCTTACTCAGGGGATACAATAAATTACACAACTTCTGCACCTTTAGATCCAACAATTCCAGGAGCAGATGATAGCGATCCTTTAATGTTAGCAAAAAGAATAGAGAGTTTTAAAGAAGTATTAAATACTTATAAAGAATCTGATGCAACTTGGAAACAAACTGAAGTGCAGGATACTATTAATAATATAGATGCAATAGACACTTCATCCGTTACTGATTACCCTGCTAATAACCAATTTTTTAAATGGTTAAACGATAAATCAATTACATTTATAAGCACTTTACAATTGTCATAAAGAGTATATAAAAATTTAATGAGCCAAAAAGTCATTAAGTTTCTTGCTCCTAAAAAATATGTAGAACTAAAATTAGACCACCCTAAACCTGTTAAATTAAACATACCAGATTGGTATAAAAAATTAGAACATACAATTGAATCAAGAACAGTTAAAGGATGTATTCCTTTTTTAGATACCTTAACTACGGGGTATGTATTATCAATGCCTGGAGATATGATTATTGAACATAATTTTGATAATACTGAAATGAATGAAAAAGATTCATTTTTTAAAAATTCATTTGAAGATTTAGCAACTTTAGGAGTACAGGAAAATTTAAATGTAAATTTACACCAAGAAACACATGGAATAAATCAACTCGGAGGCAAAGAAGGAGGATGCCCTTTTGTTAAAAAAAATATGAATCTTCCTTTTTACAAAATTTTAAACCCATGGATTATTAAAACTCCTCCTGGATATTCCTGTTTATTTACTTCTCCATTAAATAATGAAGATGATAGATTTAGTATTATAAGTGGAATTGTTGATACCGATAATTATGATAGTTATATTAATTTTCCTATAATTATAAATGGTGATAAATATCCTAACTTAAAAACAATTCTAAAGGCAGGTACGCCTTATGCTCAAGTTATACCTTTTAAAAGAGATAATTGGAAAATGGAAGTAGGTTATCAAAAAAAGGATGAAAGGTGGGATAGACTTAAAATGGTAAGAAAATTTTTACACAATTACAAAGAATTGATCTGGAGTAAAAAATCATGGAAGTAGACTCTGGTGAAATTGCCTATATATCTGTTTATAATAATCTTCTTGAAATAGATAAGCTTAAAAGCATGTTTGAGGTTTGGAAAACTTTTGATTACAAACCTACACCAATATTTGTAAAAAATAAAATTGAAGAAAATAAAGAAATTAGAAATGTAGAATCAGTACATTTGACTACAGAAGATTCCTCAAAAACTGTGCAGCACTATTCAAATCTTTTTCACAGACTTTTTTCAAATAGTTTTAATAGGTATCTAAAATCTAATAACCTATCATTAGATACAATAGAAAACATTTCTGTTCCTGATATATTAAAGTATAGTCCAGGTGGCCACTATACTTGGCATCATGATTCTTGTAGTGCTATTAATAGATCTTTAAGTGCTATATTTTTTGTAAACGAAGATTATGAAGGTGGTGAACTTGAATTTTCTTTTCCAAGAAATGAAAAATTACTAAGAATAAAACCCTCTCAAAATAGTATGGTGGTTTGGCCATCTAACTTTATGTTTCCCCATAGAGTTGTTCCGGTTACTAAAGGAACAAGATATTCAGTTGTATGTTGGGCAGTATAAAAGAATTTAAATATAAAAAAATTAAAAATTTTCTTTCAATGGAAGAAACTAAATTAATGTGTGACTACGTTGAATACTACCATAAATATAATCAATATGATTATGGAGTTGATATGCAACAATCTAGTGTTTATGATACTAAAGGCTCTTCCGAACTTATATTTGAAATATTATTAGAAAACAAAAGAAAAAAAATGGAAGAGTTAACAGGGCTAAATCTTTTTCCCACTTATTCTTTTTTTAGAATGTACACTAAGTTTTCAGATTTAAAAAAACATAAGGACAGGCCTTCGTGTGAAATATCAGTAACAGTTTGTTTAGGATCTGATGGTACAAGTTGGCCAATTTATATAGAGGGTCAAGCTATTGATTTAGAACCAGGAGATGCAGCTATTTATTTAGGGTGTGATTTATCTCATTGGAGAAATAAGTTTTTAGGAGATTGGCATGCACAATGTTTTTTACATTATGTAGATGCCAATGGACAATTTAAAGATTATAAGTATGATAAGAGAAACAAACTTGGAGATAAAGAATGAAATTTATACAATCTAAAAAAGACGGTTCTTGTTTTATAGAATTTTCTGAAGAGGAAAGAGAGATAATAAAAAACAAAAAAGGTCTTTTTTTAAGTGCTAGTAGTTTAAGGCATTTTACTAATAATCTAGTAAATGTAGCAGCAGAACTACACAAAAATTTTGACGAGGAAACAAAAAACCTTACAACTTACGACAACACTAAAATTGAAGGTAAGTAAGTCTTTATAAGGTAAAAGGTATGTAGTATAATGAGAGCATGCCTTTAACAAAAGTAAAAATAGCCCCAGGGTTTAATAAGCAAGTAACTGAAACAGGAGCACAAGGTCTATGGACTGATGGTGATTTTGTTAGATTTAGATACGGCTTACCTGAAAAAATAGGTGGGTGGAAAGAGATTGTTAATGCTTCTTTAGTAGGTGCAGCAAGAGAACAGTTTGTTTGGGCTGACTTAGATGGTAGAAGATACTCAGCTATAGGGACAAATAAAATTTTAATTATTTACTACGAAGGAGGTTTTTTTGATATTACTCCTTTAGACACTGCTATAACTGGTTGTACATTTAATACTATAAATACTTCTGCAACAGTTACCGTAAACAAAGCAGCACACACATTACAACCTGGAGATCTGTTTACATTTACTTCAGTGACACCTCCAACAGGTGCAGGATACTCTGCATCAGATTTTACAACTAATACTTTTCAAGTTGTTACTGTTCCAAGCAGTGATGAGTTTACCATAACAATGGCAAGTACAGCAGGAACCACGGTCAACGGTAGTGGGGCTGCAACTGTTAATCCTTATGTAAATGCAGGTGCTTTGGGTTTTACTTATGGGTTTGGTTGGGGAACTGGTTTATGGGGTGGTGGTCAACAATTATTTGGAACATTAAACGGACCCTTATTAGACGACACTGCGGGTACAGGAGGTTCTGGAACTTCTATTACACTCTCTTCAACTACAGGCTTTCCAACATCAGGAACGTTTAAAGTTGGTGCTGAATTTATTTCATACACAGGTATATCTACAAACGATTTAACGGGAATCACAAGAGCAGTTGCAGGTACTAGATCAGCTCATGCATCTGGATCAGGTATTGAATTCTTTACTGGATGGGGTGAATCTTCTTTAACCTCTACCTTACAAATTGATCCTGCTTCTTGGTCTTTAGATAATTTTGGTGAAAAATTAATTGCAACTATTAAAAATGGTAAAACATTTGAATGGAATCCAATTAACTCAAACCCTAATGCACTAACTACAAGAGCGACAATAGTGAGTGGAGCACCAACTAAGTCAGTTATGTCTATAGTTTCAGATAGAGATAGGCATCTTTTAATGTTGGGCACAGAAACAACAATTGGTAGTGGTGGTACACAAGATAAAATGTTTATAAGATTTTCAGATCAAGAAAATATTAGTGATTACACACCAACATCAATAAATACCGCAGGTACATTTAGAATAGACGCAGGAACAAAAATAGTAGGAGCCGTTAAAGGTAAAGATTATACCTTAATTTTAACAGATAACTCAGCTTATGTAATTCAATTTGTTGGTCCACCATTTACTTTTTCTATTAGACAGGTTGGTT